ACAGGCATGGGCGTGAACCGCTGACTTGCTGGCATTGTCGGCATTGGACATGGGAAACAAAGCCTGTTTGCGAGCATCGAAAAGGCAAGAACATAAGACTATGCGAACACTTTGAATGGGATTAAGGAGGTGCAAGAATGAGAATCATGAGTGAAAGACGGTTCCAAGAAGAACTGGCAAAGGCAAAAGAAGAAATCTACCAGCGGGAGCAAGCCGACAGGAGAATGATGGAGATTCACCAGCGGATTGACACAATACAGCGTGACCTTTTCGATTTGCGGTGCAAGGTTGATGGGCCAGCCGAGAAGCGAGCAACAACCACGGAGGTGCGGGAATGAACATCATGGTTGACTACGTTTTAGCGAAAGAGTGCAAGAACCCAGATGCGTGGTATATGTGCCACAAGTGCGGAGAGTGTGGCAGGAAGTTTGAGGACGGGTTTATGGTTGACGACGGCGGGACGCGCCCGCAGGAGGATGAGGAATGAGCGAACTGATTGACAGACAGGCGTTGAGAGCCGCACACGGGCTTGGTGCTGATTGCCATGATTGCAAGCGGGAAATGAAGTCTTGCCAGTATGACCGTGATTATTCGTTGATGGATTTTTGCGAATGGCTTGACGATGCGCCCACCGCCTCCCCGTGGCACAGGGTGGAAGAGGAGTTGCCGAAGGAACCCGGAGAGTATATTGTGGCTTACCATCCTTGCTATTGGGAAGATGTAGACGCAACCGTCACAAAGGTTGGAATCGACAATTTCAGAGGCAAGTCAGCATGGGCGAAGAAGAAATTCCAGCGTGTGACGCATTGGATGGACAAGCCAGAGCCGCCGAAGGAGGACGTATGAAGATCGGATACAAATCATGGGAAGAAGCAAAACAGGCAATTCGTGACAAGACGGACGAACTGTTGGAGATCGGAAAAGAACCGGGTGTAGAGAGGCTTCGGTTTGAGTTCGACATTGACTATGAACTGTTGCCGACCGTTGAGTATACGGTGCGGAGAGTAATGGTTAAGGAGGACGCAATGAATAATGAGGGTGCATATGGACATAAGCAAAATCAATAAGCCACTACACATAAGGTGTCCGAGATGCAAGGCAGAATTGGAATACAATCCGAGAAAAGTCAGAGAAAGGCTGGAGATGCTGAAGTCCCAATACGCCAGCCTCGGAAGAAAAATCTCTCAGGCAAAATCCCGCAATGAGCGAGAGATGATCTTGAAAGAGAGAGACACGCTGAACTTTCGGATGAAGCTTCTCAAGGAAGACAACAACATGATAAATGCGTTGCTGGAAGAGGAGACGATGAGGATCATGAAGTGCAAGATAAGAGACGAGATAGGTGACAAGGAATATATGAGGATGCTTCATGAGGCAGAGAAAGAGGCTGTGGAGAATAACGTGTTCAACACATATGAGATGGCAATCCAAGATTATTCAAACATCATTAGTGCGGCTGGGGAGGCATATAGTGGAAGTAGAAAATCTGAGCGAGTATAAGAACGAGACCACCTTCTCCGGGTGCGTGATCATCACGGTTCCGGGCCGGGACGGGTTTCTCTGGTTGGAGCCTTCCGGGCTGTTGCACAACGCCGGGATGGACATCAAGGTTCACAGCGGCAAGGTGCAAGTTTTGTGGAACGAGGAAGGAGGGAAGATGTCATATGGATGGATGGCAGAATAGAAAGGCCATGGAGGGGGCTGGGAGCGCCAGAAAGGGCCACTTCGTGTCTTCCAAGGGTAAATACCTTACCAAGTATAAAAACGGCTCTAAGGCCTCAAAAACGGGGGTGTTCGGAATTTGACCTTAGAAGAGAAGTTTGCGGTGCTGGAAAGCTACCGAGAGTTGAAGGATGTGTTGCTCTGCTTGCAAGTGGAGCGGGACGAGATGCGTGACCTAAAGCGGCTGTCCACAGACATGGGCTTGCCGCCGAAGGGAGGGAGCGTGAGCGACCCGACCGGGAACGCCGCCGCCATGCTGGCCTCGTCCATCGATGAGGTTGACTCCCTGATTTGGGATGTCCAGCACAAGATGGGGGATGTGAAGACATTCATAAACAATGCGGACATCTCACAGCGGGATAAGCTGATTCTCCTGCTCAAGTATGTGCGGGGAGCGAACAACGGCTTCATAGCCAGAGAGATGGGGCTTCCCTCCCGGTCGGCGGTGCAGAAGCGTGTGAAGCGGATCGTGGAAAGGATGTAATCCCCAAAACGAAAAAAGGCCACCCGGTGGGGGTTACCCATCGGATGGTCTATTTTTTGTGTCAGCGCTCCTCAACCCATGTCTCTTTTTCTGTGCCTGAGAGGTGAACTTTGTACTCAACGAGCGCATTCGGTCTGTACCCTTCGTCCACAGCGTAGCCGCCATATATTAGGTTGCTACCGCAGTTCACCACACGGGTCTTGTGTACTGAGATGGTCTTCCGGGTGGTATCGTATCGGATCCTCGCCCTCGGATGGCTCTTGGGGTCATGATCATGCCCGAAGGCAAACACATCGCACCCGTCCACATAGTCGGCGCTGGAGAAGTTCTTCATCTCCTTGGCCTTGTGAACAGCGAAGATGATGTATCTGTTTTGGGCCTTCCCTGTGCTGGACGAGCGAAGTCGAACCCCGACACCGAGGTCGATCAGACAGAAGTGCTGGCGGTATCTCTCCTCCAGTTTCCCGGACGGGTCAGCCAGCAGACAGGCATCCCGGAGAGGGAACCACCCGCACTTTTTGGAGCGGCGCTCATGATTGCCGGGGACAACGCCGATGATCTTCTCGGTTCCGATTTTCTGCATTTGCTCGACAACCCAATCACGCTGGAGTTCCGGGGGAACCACCTGATACAATATGTCACCCTTCGTGCCTTCCGAGACATTCTCCATCAGGTCACCAATCATCACCGCATAGTGCAACGGTTGCTGGAGTTCCTTCACGATCCGATCCCAGCGCTTGTAGTCGAAGCACTCGTTGCCGTAGTGCGGGTCATGGATGAAGTGGAGGACGATCTCCTTGGCATCACGGGGTGCGTTAAAGATTATTGGTTCAAAGTCCGAGTGCATTCTAACTCCTTAGTACATACTTGGTTGAGGTATTGAACAGCGAACTCAAATTACTCTGTTGTACCCACGAACCGTTCACTTTCTTATAGACAGCCGTGACCGCCACCCATGCCCCGTTTACCTTGACATACATCTGCTCACCGCCGCCGCCTGACGGAGAAACGATGATCGCATGGTCAGCTTGGATATTGGTGATGGTGTAGGCGTAGTAGCTGACGGCTTCGTTGTACGTTATGGCAACCTTGAACTGGAGTGTATCGTTGTTATCCGCACTCGCATCGTCCTTAGAATACTTGACATCGATGTAGTGTTCCCCGGCAGATACGTTGGAGTAGGTCAGCGTCTGCGTGGTCGATTGGTTGTGTGTCGATGTGTTGCAAGCCAGTTTGTAGCTGTTGTCCGTGATGGTTGCCCCGCTTGATCCTGCGGAGTAGTAGTTTGTGGACAGTTCTGTGTCGAGGTTTCCGAATACGCCGAAGTCATAGCCTTGCTCTGCATAGTTGATGTACGTGAATGTCACGGTCGATGCGACAGGCAGAACGAAACTCACCCTACAAACAGCCGCCGTCTTGTCCACACCCTTGTTTTGTGAAACATAGTAACCATCCGACAACGCAAACCCATAACTGCCACGGTTTTCAATGGTATATTCACCAGTAGTCCCGGAATGATGCACGAACTGGCTTGTAACATCCGTCCCGTTATCTGTTACCGCAATTCCGCTTATCGTGTCGGACATGATCGTGACATCCGTTCCTTCCAAAGGATTGGAATCCGATGCCGTGACCGTTGCCGAGGTCGAGTTGGTGATGGTGACGGAATGATATACGGGGACGGTGTAGGTTACCTCGATCTCCGCACCGTATACATACACATACGAACTGTAACTCGTTGACGATCTCCGCATCGGGACACGGATGCCGAAATTGGCCCCGTAGCCCTTAATAGTGTCCCATGTCAGCGAACCCGTTGGGAACGTGAGCGTGGTGACGGAAGTGGATAGTGACGAGGTTACCGTGGTGTTGCTGATCGCCGTGGTTCCGTGGTAGAGCGATGGCCTATATGACGATGATGTACTCATGTACGATTCATTCGCCTTAATCTTTACCGTGAACGAGGACACAATCGCATCGGACGGAACGGAATCGAAATTAAATCCCCGTATGTAAACGTAGTAGGTGTTTCTTGTGGAGTTACGAGTATTCTGCAACGTGGCGTGCGTTGTGTTGTCCGTGTTGTGGTACATATTGCTGGCATCCGTCACCTTTGCGTATGACGAGTTGCTAACAGCATATGTGCTTGGAACTAATCGAATAGTAGCCATGTCACACCTTCAGATACAGATCGCCGTTGTTTCCAAGCGAAGATGACGGGGTGGTAGACCCGGTACGGTACACTTGGATGACCTGACTCCCGCTGACCTTCACGCCGTTCACATAGGCGCTTGACCCGGAGTTGATGACCGTAGCGTCTGCCGTTGCGTCCGTGGTATCGTCAAATCGGGCCGTGCCGCCGCCGCTTGTGGGCAACAGGATAGCGGGTACGTTGGAGTAGGTGGCCCCCCACAGGCTTATCGATTGGGCCATAGGCTACCTCCTTTAGCTGATGCTCAAAATCTTGCTGGTTGCGTCTTGGCTGATGACCGGGATTTGGGCTGTGCCATCGATATTGAAAATCGTCTTTCCTGCCACGATGTTTTCGGCTTTGAGGTTGGCATCGCCCTTTATGGTCTGCTTCCCCGTGCAGTAAGTATTAGCCGCAATGCTCTGGTCACTCGTTCCGGGGGTGATGGTAGCCGCCGCCTTGGTTGTCACGGTCGCTGTCAGGCTGACGGATGAGTTGCCAGCCGTCCCGGCAGAAACATACCCGGCACTCACGGACGGGGTGACAGATACGGTCTTCGACAGGGTGATGGTGTTTGTCCCCGTGTTGACGCTTGCCGATGTCCCGCTGATGGAGGCGGGGGCCGTAGCAGACCCGGAGGCAACGCTCTTGGACGCAGACGCACCATAGAACCCGGCGGGAGCCGTCACGGTTGCCCCAGAAACGGTAAGGTCATCGGAATCGTTTGCCGCCGCCGTTCCTGTGTACTTAACGCCATCAGCGTAGGCAGTAACGCCGCTGGGAAGGTTTGCCGCATTGTTCAGCGTTGCGTCTGAGGTGTCCATGAACTGTGCCGTGCCAGACCCGGAACTGAGCGGGATTTCGACAGAGGGCACGTTTTGGTACACCACTTCTCTTATGACTACATTTTTCGCCACAGTTTTTCTCCTTATGAAACAGTAATAGTGGAACCGTTGTAGGTGATCAGAC